TCAATTAACTTCTCTTGTGATGTTACTTTCTCTTCTGCCAACATTACCATATGTGTGCAGTCTTTATCTTTTATATTAGCAGCACGAACTCTATCCTTAAGGAGTTGATTCATTTGTGAGAAGATCTGGATGTCCAGTAAATCTTCAATAACTTCTCTCCTGTGAGGTGCTTTGAGTTGCATGAAGGGGACAAATGTGGATGAACCCAAGATGACGACTTGTGTAAAGGACTTGTAGTTGAGTTTGAGAATACTTTGTTCGAGGTATTTCTGCATGTCTTTAGTCGCAGCATCCTGATCAAGTGACTTATTGTTCCTATAAACCTCGAACGTAGTAGGTTTAATTCCTCTGAATACACGGTACTCATCCCTCCCTATGGTAAATGTTAATTCGACTTTAGTTCCCTTTTCATTGATACTATTTACTAATTGACCTTTAGAAATTTTTCTAAACGGTTTATTAAACAAAGCAAATGTTAATGCATCTAACATAGTAGATTTACCTGCACCATTTGCTCCTACAATTAATGTAGATGTGGTTGAATTAAGATTTAACTCAATCCACTGATCACCTGTGGAAAGAAAGTTTTTCCACTTCAAAGTTTCAAATGTAATCATTTTTTAGGGGGAACTATAAAATCATCTGGGGTGACAATAGTATAATTATAACCAAAATTGTCACAGTTTAAGGCAACTATATCTGGATCAACTTCCATGACTGTTAAGTCTGTAATATCATCTGCCTCAAGAAGATAAAGATACCTTTCAGCATCTTCTCTCTCCTCAAAACAATGTACAGTTTTTACTTTCTTGTCATTCAAGACAGACCAAACACCACCTTTTTTTCCAGTTGTTAATACAAACACTATAGTTCTGATGCCTCCATGTAAAGTGATCTCATAACCGCTTTAACATTATCTTTGTTTACTTTAATATCTATTTCATCTATGTAGTTATCAAGTAAAGTTAAAGTGTCTTCAGTTTCTATAGTGGTATCACCTTCCTCAAGATTAACACTAAGATCTTCTATAATCTTAAGATCTGCAAGACCTATATCTTGAAGTTTTCGCACATTGTAATCAAATTTGGCATGGTCACCTTTGTCTTCTACTATGAGTTTGACGAATGTTCCTTCCAGACTTTTCTCATCCAATGGCTCCAATTTATTATTATAATACAACTTATGAAAAGTGTCAAAGGGATTGCGGTAGAAAGTAGTTCGTAAAGTTTCTGTGTCGAACACGTGAAATCCTCTTCTTGATCCATAATCACTCCAGAATAATTGATAAGGGTTGCCAAGATAATAACAATTATCCATGCTAGATTTAGTATGATAATGTCCAGAAAATACTTTTTTAAATTTCTGGAATATATACATGTCAGTTCCTGTTTGCATTACATGACCAGGATGTGCCTCAAAACCATTGAGTTCTAAGTGACCCATACATACAGGTGCTTCGCTCTCAGTAATTACTCTAAGAGTTTTGTCATAGTTCTCTTCACATATCCAAGGTAGCATAAGAATATCTAACCCATCATAGTTAAGAGTAGTTGGTTTATCTATTACATCAAAGTTTTTGTATTCTCCTAATAGTTCTGTTGGAGCATTTATTCTAAGTGTATTCTTATAATATATGTCATGGTTACCTATTAGACTAGTCATGTGACATCCTAGTTCTGTAATAGGATCAAACCACATTGACTTTGCTTCATCAAGAGACATATAGTTTATTGATCTACGTTTATCAAACGTGTCACCTAGATTAATAATCTCTTTGATATTTAATTTTTCTATAAATGGTATGACTATTTGACTATAGAATTTTTTATAATGATCTATAAAGTACACGTTGTCATTACGAACACCAAAGTGTTGATCTGTAATCAGTAAAATCTTCATTCAGATGCTCTCCATTGTTTTCTCATTCTGACATAAGTCTCATTTTTTGCTACGATATCTCTAACTTTCTTAAATATTTGTGCAGACTTAGCATACTTATTTGTAGCATGATCTGGATCTTGGGGTCTTACATTTCCTTCGGCATCATATTTCTTGCCTGTCTTATGATTGGCATATCGCCTTGACCGTGTAAAACCCATCTCTAAAAACTTACGACACATATCCATACCGATAAAATCTTTTTGATCTCGGTAGTCAAGATACATTCCAAAGATATGGTTGGAAGATTCTACTGCAATCTCTGGTGTCTTAAATCTCCAATGAGCACAGATATCGTTAGTATAAGGGCGAACCAGTAGAACTCCTTGCTCTCCCCTTCCAATACGATAAAGTTTGCGAGTTTCCTCATCTGTAAAGTCAAGTTCCTTATAAGGAAGGTCATAATCAAATTCTTTCATCGTTTAGTATTCATCTCCACGCGAGACTTAATCTGATTATAGTCTGCACTTGCTTCTCCGTCAACTGAAAATACATGTTCGTAACCAGACTTCTCTAATATCTTTTCTTTTATATCCATCTGTCTTTTCTCTTTGGCAATTCTACGAAGGAAGGCATAGTAAACTATCTGTGTAAAATAGGCAAAAGGATTTCTAGATTTTTCTGGATCAAAATTATCAATGTATTGGATACAGTTTTCTATCCCATCACATACCATGTCATCTTTATACATGTAATTGATAAAGTTCGGTCTGTACGATAGGTGGGTAGCTATCTTTAAAAAACACCCTCCTATATAATTGTTCACGCGGGGTTTGGCTTTGCCAGATTCTTCCGCTTCCTTGACTTTTCTTTTGTATTTGATAATCTGGTTTAAAAACTCAGCGTTATCAACATAGTGTTGCTTCTTTTTGGGATTTGCCTTCCTCATATTTGTCCTCCGACAATAGATTTATTATAGCAGGGCTTGACAAAGGTGTCAAATACCACTACAATAACCATGTAAGGGTTCAAGGGGATTCTTTAGAGTCTTTAAAGAGTTTTTCAAATTTCTTTCTTGCCTCATCAATCCTACCTATGTAACCAGAGGTTTTACTGAGGTCTGTTTTCATATGTGGTTTCGGTTTCCCAAAACCGTCGGCACCGTGGACGTATGCTTCATACATAAACATAATTTCTTTATTCATAGATGAAACAGTAATAATATCTTTCTCTCTTATAATATAAAAATCTTCATCAGATAACTGTTGCCATTTGGAAAATCCAATAGCACGTGCTAGTTTCTTTTCGTTTATTTCTTTGTCTATAAACTGTATGCAAACTGGTTCTTGAATAAAAACTAGAGATTCTCCTTGGTCTTCTGTTAAAACTGCTTTACCAAGTACTTCCTCTCCACTCACGAGTTTGAAAACTCCGTAGAACTCTTCTTCATGTTTTGCGTAATTTATTGCCATGTTAGATAGTAACTTCTACAATTTCATAATTAAAGTTCTCTTCATTATATATTTTGATTCTTTCATATAGATGTCGGAGAGTATAGTTCTTTCCTGTATCTGTAGAAATATCGTCAGCTATATCATAAAGAGTTGCTTTCGATTTATTTTCTCCCTTCCTTAATACCCGACCTATCGACTGAAGGTTACGTATTCTTGATTTAGAAGGTGATGCAAAAATAACATTGTGTAGGTTTTTGATATTGATACCAGTAGAGAATGTTCCTAAAGATGCAACGATAATAGAATTGTTAGACCTTTCAGTCAACCATCTAATCTCTTCTCTATCTTCTGTCTCAACACCACCATGAACTAAATATACAGACTTATCTGTATAATTATTTATCAATTCATGTAAAGGTAGACCATGTTTTTCCACGTAGTTAAAAAGCACTAGTGTATTACCTTTTAGATCACATGCTAAATTTCGGATAAATTTATTACGGTTTTCATGTTCGGTCAAATATTCTATTTCATCTTGATATCCTTCAAATAATTTTTCTTTATGTTTCAACAATATAATTTTTATATTTAACTGAGCAAGGTGACCTTTCTTCATCAGTGTTTCTGTCTTAGTTACTTTAGAACATTTACCAAAGACACCTTCTAATACTAATTGATTTACATTGGTTCCATCCAATGTCCCAGTAAAACCATACCTATATTTACAGTCATGTAACTTAGACATTAATCTTGTTAGAGATTTAGCCTTGAATAAATGTGCTTCATCGCCTATAATAACATCAAACCGTTCAAACCATTTACGTGGTTCTTTATATATGGATTGCCAAGTAGTAATTACAACTGGTTTATCTGTATATTTTATTTCTCCACCGTATATCTTATGACAGTATGCTGATGCTTTCCATCCATACTCCTCAAAGTCTTTATACATTTGTTCTACAAGAGAAGTAGTAGGAACTACAATAAGAACTGGACGATCAACATTTACATGAAACCTAACTAATGAATAGATCATCAAGGATTTCCCACTGGCAGTTGGCGACAATAGGACTCGTCTGTTGTATCTCAGGCATTCGTATATTGCTTTCAGTTGGTAATCGCGTACTTTTACAGGAAGAGAAAGTGCCTTTACAAAACCTGCCACAGACTCAGGAGTTATTAAATCATTCTCCTCTAGAGGGAGACCAAAGTGTTCGTGCTTTTCAGTATGATATGAATACTTCTTTTTCTGACACCAATCTATTAGATAAGAATATAGACCACAGTATATCTCCCCAGTAGCAGGAGAATATAATCTTACTTTCCCATCCCAACCTTTATACCTTCGGTTCTTCTGCATATACTTTGCATTGTCAACCTCGAAAGTAAAAAAATCTGCTAGTTCTTGATGGGTAGATGGTTCAGCGTCAACTTTTAAATATACTTCATTCTTCTTTCGGATTGTAAGATCCATAGATTACATGCCACTTTGAAACCTCTCCCACTCGATAGCATTTTTGATTTGAAAGTTACGACTTCCAATTTGTTTCAAGACACCATCTAAAAAGAAGAGCACTTGATCTATATAGTCTATTTTTAATTGTAATTTTTGTATGTCATCGTCAGACTCGATAAACATATTAACTTCCTCTTTAGTCATAAGTTTAAAGTCAAAAGGAAGTTCTTTATATTTTTGTGCAGGTGCTTTACCTTTATAATATATCCATTTCTCTCTTACCATTCTTTTAAATTCACTCTGCCTTTCTTTCTTCATCAAAGCATATGTGTTATATATTTCCATGTACCGCAAATGAAGTTGAGGGATCCTAGTAGACTCCTCACCATACTTCTCAGGATCAATAACAGAATCAGATTTCCACTGTTCCTGTAATGCCTCTAGATTCATAATTAAATGCCTTGGTCACGTTGGTCAATTTTTTCAAAAAAGTCTTTTAAAGAAGACTGCATTTGTCCTTTATTTTCTTTAGGGTAATCCCTCTTGATTCCCTTCATCCTGTCGTAATCCTGATGCATCGCTCCCAGTAACCATGCCTGTGCTAGTTGCTTCGGACCTTCTTTCAACAACTGGATTTGTAATTTCGAGAGACCAGCCTTCATTTCCAAGTACTCCTCTCTCCACGATGTTGTGTCTTGTTTGTTGGTCATTTTCCTCCCATTGGGATTGGATTTTTTTAATGTCAGCATCGACATTCTTCATTGTATTATATATCTTAGCATTAATCCATTGCCTTTGCAAGTATTCTACTATACCTAATAGGAGATGTTGTGTAAAGGGGTTCTTAAATTTTCTTCTTATCCACCTCTCTGCCCTCTGATACCAAGTAATTTTACCCGATCCAATAAGAAATGTTTTTTCAAATTTTATTTTGGGCATCAACGTCTTTGAGTAGTATTGATATTTCTGATTTCGTATAGTGTATATCTAAATGTTGCGGTAGCAGTTAGGTAATTATTATCACCAGATGTAACATCAAATGGTAGAGAAGTTAATGATGTAGGAAATACCGATTTGAATACTACGTCAAAATTAGCAATATTATTATTGTTTAATATCTGTAGAGTAGCATCCGAATATCTACTATCTTCTGTAGGATGATCTTCCCATTTCTCTCTCCATTGATTTCTTTCTCCACGACTTTGAGGTGTTCCTAATGCTCTCATCCAGTTATGAAGTTCCATATAATTTCTTAAATCTTCATCGACTATAAACTCAATACTTAAATCTTGATACTGTATATTACCCTCTACAGGAATAGGAACAAAACCTGCTGTAGGAATATTAACATCACCTAATTCCATTGTAGGTATATTTGCTTTCTGACATAGGAAAGAAGTCTTCCTTGCCTTATCTAATAGAAATACAAATCCTATTGGAGACAAAAAGTTTTTGTTTGTAAGCTGTTCTTGATACCAGTTTGCCATTAAACTTTTTAATTATTTATGAACAAAAAAAGAGACTCCCGAAGGAGTCTCTGATCCATCTCGAACCGAGATATTTATTACATGATGTTTGCAACTTGTACTCTTCTGTAGTACTTGTTTGTATTTGCTGTAAGAGCACCACTACCTTGTGTAAGACCTTGTGCGAATGGGTTAGAAACCATACCGTATCTTGTCTTAAATCCAATCTTGGGTTGGAAGGTATTTGGGTTAATTGCTCTGACTTGCTGTAATGGAACGTATGGGCAGTAGAATAATCCTGCGTCATAAGGTGAAGTACCTTTGTATCCAGAAACATAGAAGTGCTTGTCAGCAACGTTAGCAGAGTAAGGATCAACATAGACCTTAATGCGTCCGTTTAATGTTCCAACTAGAGTAGAGGAAGTATCGTCTACACCTGTTAATGCGTTGTTACCATTAAGAGCAGGAGCGTAATCTAGAACACCTGCCATACCAAGAGCAGAAGCCACATCTGCAGAGCAGATTAGGATGTTGCCCTTCCCGCGACGAGTTTGCTGACCGATAGCGTTAGCATCTCGTTCGATCTGGAATAGAAGTCCTTTGAACTTCTCAACTGACCATCTTCCATTTGAGTCAACGTCAAGGTCGAAGATACCTGCGTTAGCAGTATTGTTTTGAGCACCTGCAACAGCGTTAGTGTAGATAGTTCTAACAACTTCTCTGTTGATTTCAGCAAGGATCTCTGTTGAGAGAATGTTGCTTAACTCTTGCTCGGCATCTAGACCATGAATTGCTTTCAAGTCTTGAGCAAGCTCAATACTGTATTCAGCTTTCAAAGCACGAGATTTCGCTGTAACAGTTACTTTCTCGATTGAGAAACCCATCTCTCTGAATGCTGTAGATGCACTTGAGTCATCTAAACCTTCAGCAGTGGATGTGTTCATCCCTTCTGCATCACCTGTCTTTTCGTAAGTACCTGGTGATGAGTCGTTTAGAACACCTGGATTGTTACCTTGAGCGTCGTTAGTAGCATCAGATGCATTAACATCATAGTTACTAAGACCAGTTCCTGGACCACCAGAGAAACCTGCGTTAGGCTCATTGAAGAATGCTTCTCTGAAGTCTGAGGAAGCAGGACTTCTCTCATCTCCGTAAGCAGTTCTCATTGCAAAGATAAGTCCTGTAGGACCTGTCATTGGTTGAACACCTGCGATATCGTAAGCGATCAACATAGGCATTGATCTTCTGATCAATGAAATTAATACTGGGTCGAAACCTGCGACTGGACCTGTTGCAGTTGCACCTGCACCGAATCCACCTGTTCCAACTGTCTGAAGAGTTTCGTTAAGAACGTTACCCTCTTCTTTTAATGCTATTTCTTGGTTCTCAAGAAGTTGTGCGACTACGCCTTTCTTGTAAGTATCCTCGATGCCTGGAAGAGCTTCGTGATTTAGAACGGGTGCCCACTTTTCTTGGAGTGATTGTAGTGACATTTGTCTCCTAAGTTAGTAGTTTATTATTTGGACCAACGAGCGATTGCATCCACGTATTTACCCATGGTACCGCTTGCTGTGTTTTCAACTAAGGGTTCTGAACTTTCCTCGGTGGGTTCAGTTGCAGATTCTGCAATTTCAGCCTTCCTAGTGAAATATGATTCCTTAATTGTTTCGACTTTCTTACGATAGTCTTCTTCATTTTCAAACTCAACACCCTCTGCAAGTGAGAATAATTTCTCCTTTTGTGTCTCTGCGAGACCTGCAGCACATTCGTTCACGATTTCCATTTTAACAAATTCGCCAATTCTCTTATTCAAAGATACGTTAGCGTCGATTTGCTCATTGAGTTTTGTTTCCATCTCATCAAGTTCCCCTGACATTCCGTCTAGGAGATTGTATTTTTCTTCGGGAACATTAAAGTTATGTTCTACGAAGAGACCTTTTAGACCTTCAAAGAATGACTCTGCCATCTCAGTCTTTATACCGTGCTCAACAGCGAGTGAATTTTCCTTGATCCACTGTTCAGCAGCATAAGATAGATAGTCATCGACTTTTTCAGCCAATTCTGTTTTGATCTTCTCGACTTCCTCAGTCAGAGTAGATTCAAATGCTTCAGTTAACGCATCAGTTTCCTCATTTACTCTTGAGGTGACTGCGGCTTCAAAGATTGTTACTGCTCTGGTTCTGAACTCTTCTGATAGTTCTTCACCTCCGACAAGAGCGTCAACATCCGCAGTAAAGTCGTACTTGGCTTCATCTGCTGTCTCTTGTTCTTGGATTGTTTCTTCATCTTTGTTCTCCACGTCATCGAAGATCTTACCACTAAGACCTGCACTTACGTTAGATGTTCCTGCAGATGATGGTTTAGTCTTAATAGACTTATCACCTTCTACTCCTACAGGGGCTGCAGCTTTTGCTCCTAGATTTTCAGTTCCCTTAGCACCTTCTGATGATTTACTATCAGAACCACCGATATCAGTGTACTTACCTTGAGAAGTGTCAATCTTTTCTCCAGAAGTCGCACCTTTAGTGATAGCTGCTGTTCCAGTTGCTGCGTCTTCTGTCACTTGCTCCATGTTATCTAACTCTTTATTAGAGGTCTCAGACATTGTTTAACTCCGATTACATTAGCGTTATATACAGTTTTATTTATAAATCACAAACTCTTAAGAAACTTTTCAAATGCGGAAAGTTTCTTTTCTTGTAGATTTATAAGGGTTGCATGATCAATTTCGTTTTTAAGTTCCGCTATTCTTGCTTCTTTAATAACTCCATTGTCCCATACCCATTCTTTTCCTTCCATGATACCATTCACAAATGCGTCTGGTGCTGAAGGATCTGCTACTATATCAGCAGCAGTTGCAAGCATAAAGTCATCTTGAACTATGCTGCAATTAGATTCTTTCTTCAGAGAACCCATTCCTCTTGAAGAAACTCCTAACTTTACACCTTCACTTAGTAGTGATGATGCAATGTTACCCATAGGTGTGTCTAGTATCTTTGCTCTACCGATGAAATTATTTCCATCTTCTTTCAAGGATTCTATTTTATGGGATACCCTATCTAGATTAATTGAAGGACCATCTGGATGTCCAAGTTCTCCGAGTGCACGACCTTTACTGATCTGTGCTTGTTCGTACTTAGCGACTTCCCTCTGAAGTGTTTTGAAAGGATACATCCTTCCATTCTTATTAGTGATTTCTGATTGTAAGAAAATACCTTCTATGAAGTGTGACTTCTTTCCGTTCTTTTCTTCAGTTATAAAATCAACTTGAGTGATTTCTTCAGCTATCAGTCTCATTTTCTGGTTCCTCTAGTGGTTCTTCTACAGATGCAGGTGTAGCATCAACAGGTGGTTCATGTGGTAGTCTGTCAGGTAAGACAGGTTCAACCTTAGTTTCACCAGATCCGTCATCTACTAACTTATCTTCTAGTTCATCAGCTGCAGATTGTGCAGTTTGATCTAGTTCAAAACCCATTTTTTGTGCAAACTCTTTTTTCTGAGCTTGTATTGCATCATAAGCTGTAGCAGCCATTGCATCGTTAAATGCATCTACCGCTTTTGCTTTTTCATCGCCAAATATATGATCGACGATTCCTTGTGCTATTTCGCTTGGCATAATAATAGTTACCTACATTATATATTTAGTATTTAGAACTCTCCCCGCTTTAGATCTTGCGGATCAATTACGGACTTTGGGTCTTGGGGTGCTCCTTCTTCTGGAGGTGCTTGTCCTTCTTCGCCTGGCATCATACCCATCTCTGCTGCCATTTGATCTTCTGGAGACATAATTAAACCTGCTTCAGTTTCAGCTTCAATCTGTTTGTCTATCTCTTTTATCTCAACATCAGTTTGTTTCAATATTTGACGACGAATATGTTCAATCGAGAAATACTTACCAACGTAAGGATCCATTTGATTGACTTCATTCATTCTTTCATTGCGGATTTCAATCTCTTTGAGTTCTGTAAAGTAATTGTCAGCAATGTAGTCAAACTGAATGTGCTCTTTCATCTCTTCCCATTCTTCAATAGAGCATATACCCTTAAGAATGAGTTGTGTTTTAAGAAGATCTATGAATAGTTCACCGAAACGTTTACGTAAACGTGCGACAAACTTTTGGAATTTAACTTCGTCACGTGTGATTTCAGCAGCACGTCCTATGTTAAATGTAGTTTCAGTTTCTAATCTTGAGTTCGGAACGTTGAGTGATTTATAAAGTTTCTTTTGGAAGTATTTGACATCCTCAAGTTCTCCAAGGTTTTGTCCACCTGGTAACGTAGAGATTTCAGTACCTCGTCCCCCTTCTCTTCTGGGTAACCAGAAGTCTTCGAGCATTGACATGAACTTCTTGTCATCTTTTATCTCACCAGTGTTAGCATCATACACTAACTTGTTACGATACCTACCCATAACTTCACGAAGGTATTGCTCCGCTTTGTTCTTAGGTAAGTT